GGCAAGCGCTGGTAGCTGCGTGCGCGATTGAGCATGGCATCACGCAGATGCAGGCGCGCAAGCTGATAAAGAAAGTCAGAGCGCCAGCACGGCGTGTGGCCGATGCACAGACGATGCAAGAGGCTGCGGCAAGGGTTAGGAATGATCGAAGGGGTGCGGCATGAGCCTGATGCTGACTGCGTACTTGATGGAAAAATTCGGCCCGCGTCTTGGCACTGACGAGCTAGCGCAGGTGCTGGGCATTGCGCCGCGCACGCTGGAGAACAAGATATATCGGGGCGAAGTGCCGGTGCCGACGTATAAGGACTGCGGCAAAACGTGGGCCGATTGCCGGGATGTCGCCGAGTACTTGGACGCTTGCAGAGCTAGGGCGAAGGCAGAAGCGGCGTGATCCACTATCACGGCACGCCAGTCGGAGGCCGCAGGCAGGACGCAGCTCAGTTTCTGCTAGGGCGGCACGCGCTTGTCCCGTTCTCATATCCCGAAGATATGCCGGTCGTTGCGGATGTCTGCCAGTCGTTCGTCCTTGATAACGGCGCGTTCACGGCGTGGACCCAAGGTCGAACCGTAGATTTTGCTGGCTATACCGACTGGGTTCGTCAGTGGCATCGGCACCCAGGCTTTGATTGGGCCTTGATTCCAGATGTCATCGACGGCGACGAAGCGCAAAACGATGCGTTGCTAAACGATTGGCCGGGTGATTTGGAAGGCGTGCCGGTTTGGCATTTGCACGAATCGCTTGACCGGCTTGAAACGCTATCGCATCGGTATCGAGTTGTTGCCCTCGGATCGTCAGGCCAGTGGCGCTCGCCTGGCACGGCAGCGTGGTGGGTCAGGATGAATGCCGCCATGTCTGCGGTATGCGATGACAACAAGCCGCGCTGCAAGTTGCACGGGCTGCGCATGCTTGACCCCGCGATCTTTTCGCAGCTCCCGCTGTCGTCAGCAGACAGCACAAATGCATCGGTCAACTCAGGTTCGCTGAGCCGCTTTGGCTCATACCTGCCACCGACTGCCGCGCAACGTGCCGCAGTGATTGCTGCGCGAATAGAAGCGGTCAATTCCGCACCCACATTTCAACCAGTCACACAGGACGAACTATGCTTGCTTTAGCCATCGCCATTTACGCCGCCGCAATGACCGCAGCCAACTTGCTAATCGTTGCTTTTGGCCCCTGGATTTCGCCGATCAATTCGTTTTTGTTCATCGGGCTTGATCTGGCCCTGCGCGACTGGCTGCATGTCAGGCTGCGTGCATGGCAGATGCTGGCGCTGATTGCGGCGAGTGGTGCGCTGACGTACCTGCTCAATCCTGCTGCTAGCAAGATCGCCATTGCATCGGCAGCTGCATTCACGCTTGCGGCGGCAGTCGACTGGTCTGTGTTTTCAGTTGTGCGCGGGTCTTGGATGAAGCGCTCCAACGTGTCAAACATTGCTGGCGCTGCGGTTGATTCTGTGACATTCCCGACGCTGGCATTCGGCGTATTCATGCCGCATATCGTCGCCATGCAGTTTGCTGCAAAGGTATGCGGCGGCGCGGTTTGGTCTTGGGTTTTTGCTAGGTCAAAGGCAGAAGTGGCGTGAAGATAAATATTTCGCCGGAAGAGCTTGAAAGGTTGCTTTTTGAAAACCCCGTTCACTGCGATTGTGACCCGGAGTTTGTTTTAGATTTTTATCCAATAGTTGGATGGATGCACAAAGACCAGTGTTCAGAAAACTGGTATTTCAAGGCAGAAGCGATTCAGGCTTGAGCTGGGTGTAGCGCTTGAGCATCTCCCATTTCTTGTGCCCGCTCACGAGCGCTACCTGCGGAATCTGCCAGCCAAGCTCAAACAGCCGCGAAATGCCCTCATGTCTGAGGTCATGGAAGACCAGGTCTTCGACCCTAGCGATGCGGCAGGCCATCAAGAAATTGTCGCTCACCCATTCCGGCGCAACAGGGAACACGCGGTCGTCTGTCCTGGGCTGAAGCTGGATGATTGACAGCGAATCGCTCAGCAGCGGGATTCGCTCATCGTTGCCAGCCTTCTTGCGCGGGTCTTTGCGGTCGCGGATCGTCAGCATCCGAGCACCGACATCTACGTCCTGCCAGCGCACGCGGACAATCTCGCCACGCCGCATGCACGTTGCAATCGCAAAATCAATGATGTCGCACAACAGTCTCGGCGCAGCTTTGCGCACTGCGGCCAGCTCTTCTTGCGTTGGCCTGCGATCTCTTTCTGTGCCTGGGCCAATTAGCCCAAGGTGATCGAGCAACGGTCTGCTTTGCGCAACGATGTCGGGAAACGTCTCGCCCAGGGCCATGGCGGCGTACTTCAAGACCGTGCCCAGCTTGCTGATCTCCATGCCCACGGTGTACGCCCCTGCGCCGCCCTTGCTGCGCCGCTGACAGTACGTTGCGAGCCGCTGCGGCTTGATGCCTGCGATGACCTCGTCGCCGAGATCGCGCTCTAAATGCCGCATCATGTACACCTCGTTGCTCTGCGGGCTGATCGGGCGCTGGCCGGAGTCGCGCAGCTTGATGTACGCGGTGATCGCATCGCCAACCGTCGCCCCGGTGGCCGACTTTACCTGCGCACCGGACTCAATGGCGGCCTCTGTCTGCCGTGCCCAGCGCTCGGCCTCGGCCTTCGTCTTGAAGGTTTTGGATAGACTGCGAGCACCTGTGCGCCGCACGAATGCGCGAAAAGTGCCTTCCGTTGTCTTGACGATGGACGCCACGCTTACTCTCCCGTGTAATTTGCACTGGCCGCAGAGCGATTCGTGCAAATGAGTTGTGTACAGGAGTGTAATTCAGTGCACGGTAATGTAGTTTTGTGCGGGTTTCCCGTTATACTGTAAGCGTTTGCCTCCGTAGCTCAGTGGGAGTCGGGGCAAGCAACCGTGCGGCTTTTGGGGCGACCCGTGCAAAAACCCGAGCAGTTCAAAGACGATCCGAACTGGCCGTTCGGCCGGATGCGCCCAGTGCGCCGCAAGAGATACCCTGCTGATCTGCCGCCTGCGCCGTTTTAATCAGGAGATTGAGATCTTGAAAACAATCATTTTTGTCGAGCACGATCAGGACACTGACGAATTTGAGTGCCGCTTTGCGCGCCGATTCAACGACATGACCAGGGAGCAGCAGCTCGCCGCAACGGCCGCTGCCATCGAGCGGCTGGAGTCGCTGTCTCTGGGCTTGAAGGCGATCATCGCTGGGCAGACCGCAGGTGATTCATAACACCATCCAGCCACTGCTGGTCGAAAACCTCGTAGTCCTGGTTATTGACTTGCATTGACCTATGGATCTGCTGCGGGTTCCTGCCCATTGCCCGTTGACGTTCGTAAGTCTTTGGAAACATCACGTCTGCGGGAATTGAGTCCAATAGACCGCCCATGTATTTACCGGGAATCACAGTGTCATAGGATCCGTGCGGCATCTTTACATCCGACTTTTCAATCAGGCCGGCATTTGGCTTTGCTTGGAAGACAGTAAACCCAGACGCACCCAGCGGGACATTCTTGAGTTCCGGCTGGGTTACCGCATCAATGATGTCGTCGTATACAGGGAAGCCAAGGTATTCATACCCAGGCTTCATCAGAGTTTCGACAACTTGCTTCCTGACCTGGCCCGCGCCCTCCATGGGGAATCTCCCTTTGCCTAATACCTGTGGCAAAGCCTCAGGCGAAAGCAGGCCAACAAATTCAGGGGCCTTTTTTTGGATTTCCCTGTTAGCCGCAGCAATCGCGGCCTTGCTTGGACTCAAAGCACGTAATTGCTTGATCATCGCCTCGGCGACAGGGGTCGCAAAGTTCACCCCTTGAAGGCCCATTGCGCTATACACCCCGACGGGGTCGCGGCCAGTCATTTCGGCGGCACGATCAAATTGCTTTTGCTTTCCAGCCGCAGCGCCTCTCATGCTGGCCCACGCACCACCAGTACCCATTTGGTCTGCCAAAGCCGAATACATGGGGCCGCCCTCAAGCATCACGCCGCCATCAACGGGCACCCCGCGCAGCGACCTGATCATGTCGCCCGTTCTGCTGCGATCGCCCTGAACCTGCACGCCAACCTTGCCGTACAAGTCCTCTGGACTAATGATCGTGCGCTGCTGGACGGGGATCACATTCTCTACGACAGTGTCACCCTGCCTGAGAGCCTCGCGGTGCTGAACGCCTTTGTTGCGCGCCACCTTTTCCATGCGCGTTGCCCACGCCTTTTCGGCGGCGGTCATTCCTTCGCCTGTGTCGCCAGCCAGCTTGCCAACGCCAACCCTTCCCAGCAACCCGCCGAGCGCCGCCAAGGCCTCCGGCGCATTAGCCGCAGCCTTGAAGATTCCAGCAGGCGCACCCATGACCGGCATGTTGCCCAAGGCCTGAGCAGTCCGGTAAACCTCTTCGTTGGCAAAACTTGGTCGATCAAACCCCAGGTAGCCATTGATCGCACCGCCAGCAACAGACGCAAACGGCCTGCCGATGTAATTGTTGTATGCGTCAACTACTGGGTCGAGCAGCCCGCGCCGGGTCATTTGTTCTGCCATCTAAACCTCCAATATCTCGCCGCGAAACTCGACCTTGCCCTCTGACAGCACGCTGACCACCTCGGGCCACAACAGCCGCCCATCTCGCCATGTCATAACCACGAAGCCAGAGCGCCAGTCAGCAGGCGAGTCTTCCCGGTAGCCGAAGGCGTCCCATTCCGGCTCGGCCAGCATCCCGGTATCGACGCCATACGATGTCGGCTTGTCTGCGTATGCCGATAAAGGCATAACTTTCAGGCTGTGCAGGTGGCCGGTGACGAACGACATGCCCAGCGCACCCTTCACGTTGTTCGCAGGCGCATACATGCCGCCGCGATACCGGTGCTTGATGATCGTGTTGTCGTTGACCCATAACGACCACGCGAAGTCCCATTTTGGGAACAGCTTGCGCAGATCCATTGCTTCCATGTCGGCGAGCGCAGGTGCTGCTGACTGGACGTAGCTGTGCAGACGAATGTCGTGGTTACCAAGCGTCCAGACGCGCCGTGCGCCCTTGGCGGCATTGGCAATCTCGTCCATGCGTTCGTCGCAGGCCCGCAGTTCAGCAGCTGGCGTTGGGATCTCGCTGCCGAACATCTTGGGCCAGCGACTGATTGCCGCGCCGTCCAGTGCATCGCCATTGCACACCACGACGCTTGGGCGCAGCTCGGGCAGCAGTTTCAGCAGCGCACGGTTGGCGGTGCTGACTGCACCAGGTTGAAAGTGGGCGTCGCTGAACACCACGATGCGCCCGTTTTGCAGGTCAACCTTCAGGCGGCCGATTGCCTCGTGCGTTACCGGCAGCTCGGTCTTGCGAGCCAGTGCGGCGTGCTTCAGGGGCGGCACACCGATGGCGCGCATCCGGGTTGTCATTGCCCGCACGGACACGTTGAACTGTTTGGCAAGCAGGGTTGGCGAGTTGGTGTTTTTCATCGCCTCAACCAGCGCCTCGTCTTGAACACGTCGAACGCCCATCACGCCACCGCCAGTTCGCCGGATGCTTCCAGCTTATAAATCTGCCGAATCATGCCGGCCGGGATCTCGGTGACATGGGCGTGTGCGTTTTCTGTCAGCGTTGCAACGATCTGGCACCATTGATCGTCGAGATGTACAAGCCAGCCGACGGTGATGCAGTCGTGCATCCCTTTGCGACGTGGTGGCTCGGGCTGTTGTCCTTCTTGCCAATGCGATGCCACGCTCATCGCTGCGTCCGTCCAGTGCACAGCCACCATGTGGGCGGCTTCTTTTGCCTTGCGTTTCGACATTTCAACCTCGAGGTTTGTGAGTCGGCGTCCAGGAACAGTGCTACTCGGTGGTCGGCGTTGCCCCCAGTCCGCGCGAGCGAGATGTGGTGAAGCTGGAGCCCAGCCAGAAGCCCGCCACAGCGCCCAGGACGCCTGTGACGACGCTGCTGGCAATGGCAGCGCGCAACTCGTTGGTGAAGCCTTCAGCGCCCGTCAGAACCGCGTACACGGTGCCGTAAAGCAAGGGCAGCAGGGCAAGGCTGATCCAGAAGGCCGGCATCTTGTAGAACGGCGCAGACTCAGCAGCTGCACGCACGCTGAACTCACGCGCAGCACCGATGCCACCGCCGATCTCTTGCAGTTCGTACCAAATGGCCTGCACGGCTTCTGTGGCCTGCTTGCGCATCTGCGGATCGGCCTGCACGGTTTCCACGGCAGCCTGCAGGTTAGGCGTGCCGGTGGCTGCGATGACTGTCTCGGCGACCTTCTGCGCAATGGCCGCTGTTTTGTCTGTCTTAGGGCCGCTGCCAAAGAGTTTCGCGACCTCGGGAATAGCGGAAATAAGCGACGGCAAAAGCGCCGCAACGATGGGTGCCATGGGTTTGTCCGTATGGATTGCAGCGACGGGCTGCATGGGCGGGAAGTCGCCAACATCCGGTAGCGGCTGGATGGCAACGGGTTTCAGAAACAGTTCACGTTCCGCTGCGCGCCTGCGTGTCAGGCCGGCTAGCGGCTTGCCTGCCGCCATGTTCCAGCGAGCAAACTCACCGGCGGCATCGGCAAAGCGGTTGTCGTTGATGAACCGAAGCATGGTGCTGCGCTGCAGCGCTTGTGATCCGACGTTGTAGGAAAAACTGACCAGAGCCGCGAACTGGTTTTCGTTTACCGACACACGCAGCATGCTCTCGGCGTTGCGCTCAAACGCACGTAAATCACTGCGCAGATATTCCTCGGCCTGCTCTGCGGTGATCTGCTCACCCATCTGCACCTTGCGCCCCGTGGGGTACACAGTGGTGCCGTAGCCAATGGTCGGGACGCCTGCGGGGCACAGATACGCGCGCAGCCTCAGCCCCTCGAACTCCTTGATGAGTTCGATGCCAGCCTGGTTGGTAAGCATTACTTGATGAACTTAGCGCCGAACTGCGCAAGCGTGAACAGCAGCATCGCAGCCAGCCACACACCGATGCCACGGTTCACCCACTGATCGACCTTCTTCTCGGTCTTGGCAATGGCCGATTCGTTGACCGCGATCTTGGCTTCGCACGCGCCGATGCGCTCGCCTTGCGTGGTCTGGCGTTCTTCGATCAGCACCAGGCGCATTACCGCGTCAGTGAGCTTGTCGACTTTGTTTTCCAGCCGCAGGAAGTCGGAATCGGTTGTCATGCTGCCTCCAGCGCAGCAACGCGGGCACGCAGCGACTGCAATTCGGCAACGATGTTGGCAATGAACTCTGGCGACCCGTACTCCATGCTTTGGTACTTGGGAGAGCCGTCGTCGTTTACCGCGTCTTTCTCACCGAACACACTGGAAGGCGACACGGCGGCGACTTCGTGAGCAATAAAGCCAGCACCAGGCTGTCCGCTTGTTGCCCATGTCCATGACTTAGGCTGCAGGGCGTCAATAAATGCACCGCTGTTGGCGAGCGGCTGCGCATTGGACTTTAGTCTGTAGTCAGACGACGCGGCGTAAGACGTTTGTGCACTTGAGTTTGTAACTATTACACCCGCCGCAACACCTTCCCGATAAAACTGAACGTGGTTGCAGGCGTTGGCGCCGCAGCTAAAGATATTGCTGTAATAGCTGGCGCCGCTTGCGTAAGCGTTTTCAATAAGTGTTTGGCCGGTGCTTAAAACAGTAAACCCAGAGACTCCAGACAAAAGGCTGTACGAGGTTCGCCCGACCATGAACCTGTTGCTTGTATCAAACCGAGCGACTTCTGCGCCGCCATCGCCAACATTAAAAACTAATGGCAAAGTCGTTCCGCTGCCTGTCCGCGTAGAAAAAACTTGCGCTACCGTGGACGTTATTTGAACTCCTGCGTATCCGGCGTTTGTCGGATCGGAGTTATTAAAAATATTCCAGCTTGCGGTTGTGTTTGTTCCATTTGGAACTGCACTCACCAAAGTGGCATTATTGGTCGTTTTATCTTGAAACGCTGTTTTATTTGCATATGTGACGTTGCTGAAGTCGCCCTGTATCCGCGCGCCTGTTGCGCTAAACGTGTAGGTGGTGGCCGATGTGCCAGCCCGCGTCTGGGCAATGAAAGACGCATGGGCGCGCAGGTAGTCGTCTATCGTCCCCCTGGCCGACTCTGCGCCTGCCGGTGAGTTAGACGCCGCTGTAGTGGACAGATCGGTGATCGCTGAAGGTACGGGCATAGTTCATCCGGGCAAAAAAATAGCGCCGGTATCGGAGTTCTCCGACAGCGCGGCGCTGGGTGGCGTGGCAGGATGTGGGTTATGGACTGGGAACGAACACTAGGTGCAGTTGTTGGCGTAGCCTTTTGGGCCGTGGTTTGGTCATTGATACGAAAGCAATCCACCGACTCCAGCCC